TATACATCGTATGAAGTGGCCTACGTGTTTAGCTGTCGAAAAAATCGGCTGTGCGTTGGCTCCAATGGAAACGAGTGCCGCGCCAGTCGCTGCTAAAGCCTTTCCCAGTGCTCTGTACAGCTTGTCTCCTTTGCTGGTGCCTTCGTACTGGGAAACGATCGCTCGCATTGCCCATTCATCGGATTTAAGTCCGGCTATTTCGGCCATTAGCACGATGTCTCCCACCGGGCATGCTTTCTTCCCGTGGCGCCAGTTGCTGACGTTGAATCGTGAGGTTTCAATCATCTTGGCGAGCTTGTAGTCGCTGCCTGCGATTTTGCTTGCTCTGTCGATTAGTTGATCTAAATACTCGGGTTTTGACATTGCGTTTCCTTTCTGGTAACGTGTGCTTAGTTTCCTTTTGGGAAACGTTCCCCGCTTGGGTAACTAAGCATACATCAAAGGAGTCGCCATGCAATCTTGTTATCACTTGTCTCCAGATGAGTTAGATCACCGTTCTGATCGCGATGCTGACGCGAAGCTTGTTTTCGTTGAGGTGTCTGATCAGTTGGTTTTCGAGCTGACTGGCTACCTTCCTGGTGAGTTGTCTTCGCGTGACGCGTCTGTCGTTCGTGGCCGTGCTCAGGCTCTTTGGGACCGCTTTCTTCGGGTGGCTCAATCATGATCATCGTCAAATTAGGCAAGCCCGGTGAGGGCATGTCTTTTCTCGAATTTCTTGGCTTTGCGCCGCGTACCCCTTGCGCCCCCCCTCCCGAAAACGATGCCGTGGCAGTCATGGCGACCCCCGTGGTGTTCGGGGAGGGGGTGCGCACCGATCGCAACGCGAACGAATGGCATCAGGTCGCTGAATTCCTCACCGAGCAGCACCTTGCAACCCTCGGCTTGAGGCGTCCATGAACCTCGCTCTAGTGCTTGCGCGCAGGCACTACAGCGGCGCTCCTGCCGTGCTTCTAGAAGGCGTAACCATGCAATCAATGATTCGGATTTTCAAGCTGGATGAGGTCAAAAAAGGCACGTCGAAAAAGACCGGCAACCCCTACGAGATTCACACCGCGCAAGCGGCGCTCGTCGATCAAGCTGGCAACATCGATACAGTCGGTGTCCTCGATATCCCTCCCGATCTGCGCGAAAAGGTCAAGCCCGGCCTGTTCTCCGGCACCTTCGCCATGAAAACCAATTTCAGCAACGGCCGCATCGAGTCCGTTCTTACGGGCTTGGTGCCTGTCCAGGTCAAGGTGGCGTGATCATGGCAATTCGTCAGGTTCAGTTTCATGTCACGGCCACTTTTGGTTTGCCAGAGTGGGCGGGCGGTTGTTTTTCCGTGTACGAGGTTGACGGCGACACCATCGCTAAGCGTGTCCGTTTTAACGATGCTGGTGAGCCGGTCTGGCGGGATGGCTGGCCGGGGTTTATCGATTGTTTTTCGACTCTTGAGCAGGCTCTGCAGGTGATGCTGGCGCGGTGTTCTGTTGAGGGGGTTCGTGGTTTGTTGTGATTTCAACTGTAAGCCGGTCAACGTCGGGAGACGCCATCGGCTTACGGGTGCAATCCCGAATTCCTCGGAACACCGCTTTGAAAGGAAACTGAAATGAAGTACGTTATGGAAAAGGTTCACGGTGCGTACGAGGTTGTGAGCGAGTGGGCGGATGCCAAGGTGGCGATGGTCGTGGCGCTTGGTACTGCTGCTGCGACTGGTGCTCATGCTGCCGTCGATCCCGGTGTCTCTACCGCGATCACCACGGCTGGCACCGATGCCGCAACCGTGGGCGGTCTGGTGCTGACGGCCATTGTCGGCATCTTCGCCTTCCAGCTCATTCGCCGCGCGCTGCGCTGATCATGAGCTTTCAAGTCGGCTCTGCCTGCTACGACACTGCCACACAGGCAGCGCAGGCCTCGGCGTCTTCGCACGTCGGGGCCGTGGTGGTGCTCGGGCCGACTGCATACGAGGTCGACGTGTCAGCAAGCAGTGACACCTCGATCACGTATGTCCTGAATCCAATCGGTGGCGGCACTTCCGTCACGTCAGTGACTTCCTATACGGCACAGCCCTGCAATCTGATGACCGTCGACGATGGTCTTCAACTCTCTTGGCTTGTTGTTGGTGCGTGGGCCGCTGCGTTCGCCTGCGTGCTGATCGTTCGCACGTTGCGCGGCATGCTTCATGGTGGAGACAACTATGGCAACGCCTGATTTTTGGTTTGCGGCTCTGGCCGTCTTGGGGTCGATGTGGATCATCTTGCAAAGCTGGTAATCGCGATTGCCTTTTGCTTTTGCGGTGTCGCTCATGCGGGCTATGCTCAGGTAAGCCCATCATCGGTTTTTAGTGCTGCGTCTGACGGGACTGTGATGTACCGCGCAGCTGCGAATGACGTGATCTCCGGTGGGATTGCTCGTGTCAGTGCTGGTGCTGCTCTTAGTGTCGGTGGCGAGCTTGCGACTATGCCCGTCGCTGTTCGTTTTGCTGCCAATGCCTCTAGATTTGCAGTTGAGGGCCTGTTTGCCAGCCCTGTCGGTCTCGCTGTTGGTGCTGCCGCCTGGCTTGCTACGGAGTGCATCTCGTACCAGAACGGCCAATGGGTCGTGACCTGTGGTGCCGGTGTGCCCACTTATCCTGTCTCTACGGGTACTAGCTATTCTTTTTCTTCTCCGGCTGTTCCCGGTTCGTTCACGACTCAGGGTGCTGCCTGTAGTGCGTTGATCAGTTTTCTCGGTCCTGGCGGTGCTGGTGCGAGCTACACGCTTAACGGTGTTTTTTGCAACATCAGCGGCGCTGTTACTCCTTCATACAACGGTAATTATTCGACGAATCCGAGAGCTGATTCCTGCACGCCCGGGTGGTATGAAACACCTGGCGGCTGTGTCCAGAATCCTCCGCCCGTTGTGATCAGTGAGCCCGATGCTGAGACTCGCATGGCGCCCCATGCCATTCCGGATGATCTGCCGCAGCAGTTGCCTTTCCCGCTGCCTGTCGAGCAGCCGATCTTGAACCCGGATGCTGAGACTGACCCTCAGCCGCAGCCGTTATGGGTTCCTCAAGGCAACCCCGTTCCTGTGCCGAACACGAACCCGCAGCAGTACAGTCAGCCAGGGACCAGGATCACGCCTCAGCCGACGCCATCCTCTCCCTGGCAGGTCGATGTTGCTCCAGATGACAAGATAAGCACTAGTCCGACGCCTATCACGTCGCCGCAAGCTGTCCCGCCCGCTGATGCGGCGTCTGCTCCGAGCTCGACACAGCCGCCAGATATTTGCCAGCTTCACCCAAACATCGTGGCCTGTCAGACACTCGGCGACCTTGACCCTGTGTCTATTCCGAATCAGAACGTCCCGCTGTCGATAACGCCTGACAGTGGTTGGTCTACTGGCCTTGGCGCTTGTCCTGCTCCTCAGACGTTCACGGTGCTCGGCTACAGCTACAGCTTGAGCTGGTCGGCCTACTGCACCTTCGCGTCCGGCATCCGTCCTGTGATCATCGGCCTCGCTTGGCTTTCTGCGGCGTTTATTTTCTTTGGTTTCGTGAAGGAATGATATGGCTGGAATTGCTGCGTGGTTGGCTGCGATCGCGTGGCCGCTGGTCTCGCGGGTCTTGGTGGCAATGGGCATTGGCACTCTTGCTTATACGGGTGCTTCTGCGGCACTTTCATCTGCTTTGACCGCTGCTAAAGCTGCCTTTGCCGGCACCGCTGGCCCGTTGCTCCAGCTGCTCACCATGTGCGGCTTGTTCGATTACGCGTCGATCGTCAGCGGCGCTCTTGTCTCTGGTCTCGCGTTCATGACGCTCAAGAAGTTTGCCTTGCTCACTGGCTCGGGCTCAGGTTCATGATCACGCTGATCACCGGCTCACCTGGCACTGGCAAGAGTGCTGCCCTTGTCTCGATGCTCGAAACGATCGGCAAAGATCGGGCTCTCTACGTCAACGGCATTCCTGATCTAAAGGTTCCGCACGTCGAGCTCGAAAATCCTTCTGATTGGCATAACTCCGTGCCCGATGGCTCAGTCATCGTGATTGACGAGGTGCAGAACGTCTGGCGTCCCCGTGGTCCCGGCACGAAGGTGCCCGAGCACGTTGCGAAGCTCGAAACACACCGTCATCGCGGCCTCGATTTCTACATCATCACTCAGGGGCCTAACCTGCTCGATACGAACGTTCGAGCACTCACGGGCCGTCACGTCCATTTGCGTGATGTCGGCATCCTCGGCCGCTGGTGGTACGAGTGGCCGGAGTGCGCAGAGAACTGCCGCACCGGCTGGAAAACCGCTCCCATCAAGAAGCGCTACCGTCTGCCTAAGAAAATCTTCGATCAGTACAAGAGCGCTACGCTCCACGTCAAGCCGATCAGGTCGTTCCCGCGTGTGTTGATCATCCTGGCTGGGGCGCTGGTGCTCGCCGGGTTCCTTGGGGTCCGCGTTTTCAAATCGATCTACAAGCGCGAGCATCCGCAGGCTGCTGCTTCGGTGTCACCTGATGGTGGAAAGCTCGCTGTAGCCGGTTCTGGCGCCTCTGCGGCCCCGAAGTTCATTGATGACCGTACCGCGTGGGTGCCTCGCGTCTCCAGCAAGCCCGAATCTGCTCCAGCCTACGATGAGATTCGCAAGGTCAAGACAATGCCTGTTGTGGTCGGTGGTATTTGCGCTCCTAAAGGCTGTACCTGTTACACCAGCCAGGGCACTGATGCTGGCCTCACCAGCTCGGAGTGCCAGCGTTGGGTGGCCTCACCGCCCTTCAATCCTTATGAGCTCGCGGTCTCCGATACTGCTTCGGAGAGTAGACCGATTGCACCGGTTTCACCCGCGCCTGTTCAGCCGGTGACCGTATCCGCAGCTGTACCCGCTGCCGCTTCATTCGACGTGCCCGCAGTACCGCCAGAAGCACAGCGACGGCACCTAGTAAGACGATGATTTTCCATCGCTCCATAGCTTCGCTCTCCCTTTCTGAAAGACAAACCGGGGACCCGTGCAGACCGAGTAGGTCGGCCCCGAAGGGGTGCATGGGGCGGGGGTATGGGGCTGCTGGGCCCCATGTCAGCCGTGGTTATACCGCTTGCCCGTGTTTGCGGTGCTGCCGTGGCTCTCGGGGTCATAGCGGGCCGTGGCGGGCGGCTAGCGAGTGCGGGCTTGCCCGCCACGCTGGCCGCGCGCAGCGCGGCCTAAATTTATCCCTAGAACACTTTGGCGCATCAGAGGTTTTGGGGTCTTGAAAAGTTGAACCCGGCATGCACGGCAAATGCATCCGGGTTCTGGACGTCCAGCCATAGGAGGGCTGAACATGATCAGAATTATCGACGGCGTAGCGTATCTCGGTCAACCGGGTGATCATCTGGACGTTCGGGCGCATCAGCTCGGCAATGGCCATATTGAGGTCACTGGCTCCCGGCGTCTGGATTGGCAGGAGCTTGAGTGGACTCGTGATCAGGTCGCCGATCATGAGGCGGTCATGGAGCGGTATCGCGAGGAGAACGCCGATGAACTGCGTGAGCGCAGCATCAAAAGTGCTGCCAGACGCGCTAAAACCCGCGTCAGGCGCCTTTGCAAGGCGATGGGGGTGGATACCATGCTGACGCTTACCTATCGGGCTAATCAGACCGATTTGGCCCTTTGCAAGCGGCATTTGAAGGAGTTCAACCGGCGCCTGCTGCGCGTGATGCCCGGGCTGTGCTTCGTTGCTGCATTCGAGCCGCAAGAGCGCGGCGCGTGGCATGTCCATCTCGCCACTACACGTGTTCCGAGGTCGATTATTGTCAATGGTCGCGAAGCGGTGTATGACAAAAACGCGCGAGCTCGCGTGAGTGTGAAAAGCTACGATGCCATCCGCAACGTCTGGCGTGGTGTCGTGGGTGATCTTGGTGGTACCGTCAACGTGGCCCGTCGCAAGTTCCATTCAAAGAATACGCCTGCTCAGATTGCCAGCTACATTGCTGGCTACATCGTCAAGGAGTTTGCAGCTGGTGAGCGCTGGTCTAATCGCTGGACTAAGTTTGGCGACATTGACGTGCCTCCTCCCGTCGTGCTCGGCTCGGTTTCCACGGTGATGGACTGCCTCGAAGTCTCCTTTTCTCTCCTGCATGAAGCCGCATCTGTGGTGAAAATGCACCTGAATAAGTGGCGGGACAGCTTTTACCTTGCTGCTGAGAACATGCCGCGTCTGGTAAGCTCATAAAAAAAGCCGCTTTATGCGGCTCTTTGTGCTTCAAAATTAGTAGCGTTATACGTAGGCCCGGTGCGGTCTATAACTTAACGCTGTTATACATCGTATGAAGT